TATAGACATATATGTCCTTTCTAGTAGAGTAGGAAGTTTTGTAAGAGGAACGGTGTTAATGTTCTGACCAAAATCAGATAAGTAATTTCCTATTTCTGTTCTTATCTTTTTCTGCTGGTCTGCTGGGAGATTGGTAATACCATATCTCTTCTCAAATTCAGCTACCTTCTCTTCTCTTGTACTAGCCTTAATTTCAGCTACATCTTGGTTAAGTCTTTTACTCTGCTCATCGACATCTCCAGCAATATTTGGCGTTGTTTCTTCTTTAACCTGTTGCTCGGCTGGTACTCCATAAGCTCTTTGATAGACTTCTTGGAACTTTGATCTAAGTTCTGGATTATAGGCAACTGTATTGATAACAACGTTTGCTTGTTCAATAAACTCTTTTTGGGTTCCAAGTTCATTTCCCATTCTTCCAAGTTCTGATTCGAGTTCCTTGATTCTCTTATCTCTTGGGTCTTCTTTGGGGGATTCTTTGGTGGATTCTTTTGTCGGTTGTTCGACAATAGATTCAACTTTTTCTTCATTCATTTAAATTTCACCTCCTTCGGATGTCTGTTTAGACACGCCCCGAAATAAATATTATCTACCTCTTCTTGATTTTCTAATTGGTTTCTGCCAACCGTTAGTAGCATAATACGCTTTTACTTGTTTCTTCGTATATGTCTTTCCGCTTGGACTTTTATATTTTTTTCCTGATTTCTTGAACGGCATAATTATATCACATTATTGATTCAAATAAGTTGGTGTGTAATGGTCTACCATACCAATCCTGCTTAGAGTGTCTCTGGCATAGTCATAACCAGCACCCGTTGTCTGATATCCTGTTGGCCCACCATTATAGGAAGCTAGTGCATCGAAATAGTTATTATCATATTCTGTAAGTAAATCTTTTAAAATAGATGCTGCTTGTTCTATTGCAAAAGCTGGGTCTTGTAATGCCAAAGCATATTCCTCTGGGGATTGAAAACCAGCACCTTGATAATATAAATCTGGTATTATTTGAGCTATACCAACCTCACCAGATGTTCCATATAGGTCTGGCTGATAACCAGCACCCCCAGACTCAGAAGCTATTAAAGAAGCTAAAATGTTTGGGTCTATACCATACTGGTCTGCACTCTCTGTTAAATAGTCCCTATAACCAATTGGAAAAGATTCTTTATCTTGGTAATCCCAAGTTATCTTTCTTTCTGGCTCTGCTACAGGTGTGTTTCCAAACGTGTTCATAGGAGCATCGTCTGATAGCTTTGTTGGCTTTGGTATAACATCCTCTGCAACTCTTTTTATATTCTGACCAAGATAATCACCAAGAACCTTGGCGTTACCACTAATATCTAATTCTCTCATTTTATTCCTAATGTTTTCCCAAAACTCAGGAGTTATTCTTGGCATCTTCCTCCTTCTCAAATAGCTCTACTCTTATCTTATCCACTAGTCTAGCCATATATTTTATTCCAAATGCTTGTGAAGCGTAGTCTGCGTGTTTTATATTTAATGATGGACTAGATGGATTAAGGTTGAAACAAGACTTCATTAAATTCTCTATATATTTTTTAGAAACCTTCTTATACACTTCCCATTCTGGAGCATCCTTTAACCTAGCCAATGCTTCTGCTTCTGGAAGTGTTATCTTTACTTTGTATGGAATATCTATGCTTTGAAGAACGTCTCTTTGCTTTTTCATCAAATAGTAGGAGCTATACCTGTCGCACCTACCATTTTACCAGGCATAGATGCTTGGGCTTCACTCCCCTCCACACCTTGGGCTACCGACTGTCCTGGTTGAGCCAAAGGAGTCTGTGTTCCACCTTGAGACCTTAGGTCTTGTGCGGTGGACTCACCTAAAATATGTGCCGATATAGTGTTAATAAATTCATCAAATTTACCTCTCGGCATATTCTTAACTGGCTCTGAGTTTATGAAAGCAAGGTGAATGTTCGTATGACCTCTACTTGCGTATGGTGTTGGGGGTAATTTCTCCCCATTCATCATAAGTTCGTTTTCCCTATTAGCTAGTTCAAGGAGTTGTTGTTCATCTACCATTCCTTGCTGCCCAGCCTCTTGTTGTTCAACCTTCAATTCATCTGGGTCAAAATCATTCACTTCTAATATCTTGTCTGCAAATTTACCAGCATCTATATGACCTTGCTCTATAGCAGCCATAATGACTGGGTTGTTAGCAAGTTCATTTACTTTCTGCTGAAGCAAAGGTTTAGAAACTGGGAGTGTTGGTTCTGCACTCATTCTCAAATCATAAGAACCATATGTTGGAATGATGTAGTCTGGTTTAATCTCAAAGAAGTGGTCTCCTCTATCTTTCTTTTCTATTAGATTTCCGTCTCTGCCCATTTCGAGCAACATATTAGGAGTAGATATACTTCTAAACTTAGGCATCTTACCCTCACCAACTATTCCCTCAACCTGAGGTGTCTTGTAGAACTGAACTATGTTTGAAGCTCTAAGTCTGATTACTCCTGTGAAAAGTTCTCTTGATAAGAGCCATATCTTCATTCTCAAAGCTCTCATTGTTGATTCTTTTTGTATAGCTGCATCCGTTGCAGTAGTTGTTGGTTGAGGTGAAAGAACCCCTGTAACCTCACGACCATCTTGCTTTAGAAGCTCCTCCTCACGATACGCTGATGGGTTAATATCTCTATACTCGAAAGGCTTTATCGAATTTGGGTCATCTACATAAACAAAGCGAGAAGGAGCTACTATAGCCTCGTCCTCATCAAAGTTCTCTTTATTAGATACGAAGAAAGTCTTGAAAATATCCAAGTGCTGTCTATCAATCCTCATTCTTCTAAGGGTTGTCAGTTCGTCCTGAATAGACTCTAAAAGCTCTGGTTCACCCATATCATAGAACCCAGAACCTACAACTCTTTTAACATCAGAACCTTCAGCAAATGGAAGTTGCTTGTGCATATAAGGATTTGGGCCATTCCTTATCACGACATCGTTAGCAACTATAACTAACTTATCTGGGTTTCTACCCCAGTAATATAAAACTTCAACCTGGTCAGCTAACATACCTGACGCTGGTTTGTAATATTGATAATATTCAGAATTAGCACCTGGCTTTACATATTTAACCGCATCATATTGGTCGAAGATAGATCCTTTAAATAACTCAACAAAAGCGTTGAAATCCATTACATATCTTCTTACACAGTCCTGTGCTTTGTATCTTCCTCTATTTATTGTTTGTGCTAGTGGGTCAATATAAAAATCATAAAGACTAACTGTTTCACCGTAGACATCATCAAAATCCTTAATCTCTTTTTTAACATACTCTTCTTCATTCTTCTCCATATCGAACTTCTTTAAAAACTTAACTATTCTTCTATCCTGCCAATAGTCTTCCTGCCACACAGTCTTACCTAATATAAGGGCTTGTTTAATTGCTGCGTAGGCTTCTAAATCACCGTCTCCTATTTCCCAAGTATAATCTTTGATGTAATTCATTAACTTAGCTTTGGGAATATCCTCAATACCTCTTGCAACAATAGTCGGTTGAATAGTTTGGTCTATCATCTCAGCAAGAGCCTTTTCAACTATCGTGGTTGTAAAAGGAGGGACAATGGTGGATTGCCAATCATCTGCACTTTTATCTGGTCTCCATGATTCGTATTGCTTTTCCCACTTCCTCCACTTGGCTTCTAGGTCGTTGCCGTACTTATCTACACGCCCCATCTTCATTAGATGGAATCTCTCGTAGACATGCTTTCTAACCTCTTGAACTTCGTCAGAGGGTTTGTAAACTGAGTTTATTGTTGCCTTTGTATTATCTTTAAAGTTAATCATTACATTTATAGTATAACTTATCACGCAGGATAATCTGTCCTTCTATTAGTTCTTCTTTCCATACGTTTCCTTGGTGGGTAAGAGATTTCTAATATGGATGCAAGTGCGTCAATAAGGTCATCATTCTTACCTCTAGGGAATCGTCTTAATTCATCTTCTAAATCCATTGTTTCCTTTACAGCCTTGTTGTGAAAGACTGTTCCTGTCTCATATCTTGGCTCTAAGCCTCTGATACGTTCATCCTTGGACTTGTCGTGATGGGTGAGCTCCTTAATGGGTATAAAGCGGTTCCTTTTCCTCATTTCATCGTTAATAGAGAACTGAAGGATTTTCTGGAAAGCGACGGTCTCCATTCCTATCGTTATAGGCTTCCACTTCTCATCCCAGTAAAAAACTTGGTCAATTAAACGACTAGGATTCACTTTATCTCTCCAAATATCCAAAATATACCAAGTGTTGTTCTTATCCACTCCTACACAAACCATAGCCGAGTAGTCAGCACTCTTTTTATCAGAAAGGGCGGGGTCTATTGCGATAAATTTATTTAAATCAAGCCCTGTTAAATCAGTCTCCTCAAAATACTTAAAATCAAACTTAAATAGGGCATCTTCTCTTGGAACTGGGTTTAAAAGGTACTGAGCATTGAAATGAGAACTACCTTGCGACCTTTTTAACTCTTCAAGCTGTTTCCAACCAAGTCTTGTCGGAAAAAGTAGCTTTCCCTTTCCCCACTCACCCTCATAGGCGGGAAGTTTAAGAATTGCAAAATCCTGACCTACCCCTGACTCCTCATCTTCAATCCACGAGTATAAATCTGACAAGTGCCACGTTGTTCCAATAACCAAGATTTGTTTTCTCCCATTTATGGGGTCAATAAGGTCAAGTGCGTCTTTAAAGAAATTTATAGGCTTTTCCAACTGCTCACGAGTGTTTATATTATCCCTGTTGACCATATCATCCATTATTCCAAACGTAAAGTGAGAGCCGACTAAATTAGACTCCATTCCATAAGCTGAAACAGTAGGTTCTTTTCCTCTGTACCCTGTACCATCCATATTTCCTGCTAA